GCCAGCATTGGGTATCAAGCAGATACCGTAACTATAGCTATTGGGGCGTCTGCGCTAGTGTCAGCTACGATCAATGTCCCTGACCTTATCCCAATTACACTACAGACTACAGGGGCTTTACCTACCGGCCTGACTGCGGGTACTACTTACTACACACGTACTGTATCCTCTACAACTTTTAATCTATCCCTAACGCCTACAGGCGCATTAATTACTACGTCTGGCACACAGTCCGGGGTGCAAAGCATATCCCCTCGGGGCGTTTTATTGAGTTCGTTGGCTGGTGCAAGCAGCGTACCCTTGACGCAGAACTACTTTCTTGTATCGGACACTAGTCGATTTGTAATTTGCTTTGGTACCAATGACGCAGCTACCACGGTTTTTAACCCCATGCTAGTACGCTGGTCTGACCAAGAGAGTGCCGTTGAGTGGTACCCTTCCGCTACAAACCAAGCAGGCAGCCTGCAACTATCGCATGGGTCTAAGATCGTAACGGCGCTACAAAGCCGCAAAGAGATTTTAATTTGGACTGATTCGACTATCTACTCGATGCAGTACCTAGGTGCACCTATCGTGTGGGGAAGTACCCTCCTAGGAGATAACGTATCTATCGCAGGCCCCAATGCTGCCGCACTAGCATCTGACGTGACCTATTGGATGGGGGTTGACAAATTCTATAAGTACGATGGACGGGTACAAACGCTTCGGTGCGACTTACGGCAGTACATCTATGACAACATTAACTTAGCTCAAGCTGACCAGATTTTTGCCACTACCAACGAAGGCTTTAACGAGGTATGGTTCTTCTACTGCTCCGCTAACTCCAATACAGTTGATAGCTATGTGGTGTACAACTACGTGGAAGATAACGGTAATGGTATTTGGTACTACGGATCGTTGGCACGTACCGCATGGATTGACACCGGACTTCGCAGCAACCCCGTTGCAGCAACTTACGTTAATAACCTCGTAAACCATGAATCCGGGGTAGATGACGGTACCCTTGCAACTCCAGTAGGCATCAGCGCATTTATAACCAGTGCGCAGTTTGACCTTGATGATGGTAACAACATGGCGTTCTCATGGCGTATGCTGCCTGACTTGACGTTCCGTGGGTCTACGGATGGCACCACTCCCAGCTTGACCATGCAACTACTACCCCTTAAAAACTCAGGTTCCGGGTATACCAACCCCAAATCGGTAGGCGGGGTTAACTCTAACGCACAAGAAACGGTAACTGCGACTCAAACGTACCCTATCGATCTCGACACGTACAATGGCCAACTCAACATCCGCATAAGGGCACGCCAGATGGCTATGAAGATTGCATCTACTCAGTTGGGTACCCAGTGGCAGCTAGGTAGCCCCCGAATTGATTTGCGCACTGATGGTAGGAGATAGGCATGTCCCAAATAAACGTAACCGCTCCGCGTCTACCCAACGCCACCAAAGAGTACGATGCCAATGCCATGGATCAGTTCTTTGCTATCTTGCGCCGGTACTTTAGTCAGCTTGACAACCGAGGCCCCATAGCGGCAGCGTCACAATTCCAAGGTACTGCGGTTATCGCAGGCTTAAGCTTTTCACCCAATCCCGGCTCCACAACCCCCAGCCTACCCACACAAACTAATCTAGCTAATCTCCGTGTAGGGGATGTGTACTATGACACCACAGCAGGTAACGTACTGAAAGTGAAGGTGTAGCATGAAAGAAATGACCACACAAGACATTGTTAAGACGGAAGTGGAACGCACTATGCCCGGTACTGACTGGCGCACCGTATATGCACAGATTCATGAGATGGTGAAACTTCCTAAATACCGCATCTTTCGCGCTAACAACAGTCTGTTCATCATCACAAACAACGGTGACCGCACAGCTGATGTATCCATGTGCAACGCGGATACCCTGCAGGACATGCCAAAAAGCATCAAAGAATTTTTTACGGCGCTAAAAAACTGCGGTTTTACTGAAGCTAAGTTTATGACTACTCGCCCAGCAATGTATCGCATGGTGGAACGTGCAGGTTACAAAGCCCAAGTATCTCCCGGTGCGGGTGGCTCTAAAGCAGTGGTGGTTCTGTAATGTGTTTTTTAGCTGACCCTCAATATAGCTCTGGCAACTCAATAATTAGCCAAGCAGGAAACGCTCTTGCGGACCTAAACCACGATGTAAACGCTGCACTTGCAAAAGCAGATAGCGGACTAGGTATTAGTACGACGCTTACTAACCTAGTCAAAAATCCTTTACCTACTATTGCAACCCTAGCATTAACTTCTGTTGGTGTGCCTGCTCCTATTGCAGGCGCACTAGTTAATGTGGCTAATGGGGGTAGTTTTGAAAAAGCCATTATCGGTATGGCTACCTCATACATTGGGGATTATGTAGGGGAGTCCGCAGGTAAAGCCTTTGAAGGCTCGCAGTTTGCCGCTGGGCTTAAAAACATTGATCCTGCACTTGCCAAGGTAATAACAAAAGCTGTTACTAGTGCTTCAGGCAGCGCTGCAGTAACCGCATTAAATGGTGGAGACCTGTCCAACATACTAGCCAGCGCAGCTAACGGAGCCGTTACATCATATGTAACGCAAAAACTTTCTACGGAGTTGGGGTTTACTGACCCCAAAAAATTAGATACCAAGCTAGTCAATAATGCCATATCGTCTGCTACCAATGCAATCCTTAAAGGACAAGATATTGGCAAGGCTATGACAGCTTCAGTAACGCAGACCGCGTTAACTGAAAGCATTAAAACTGGCGTAGATGCGGTTGTAAAAAATAATGCAACGTTAAGTAAATTGCAACAATCTGTTAATGTTGAGGTTGCGAACGCTAAAGACTACTTTAAATCTACAGTATCTAAAGCATGGCAAACTCTAACCAGCGAAGCTACACAACTAAAAACTTTTTCTGACGAATATAATAACCTAGCAGCCACAGTAAAAAATCCCCCTGCTGGTTACGATATTAGTGGGGCAGCGGCTAAATTAACATCACTTAAATGGCAGTATGACAATTTATTACCTGAATATAATGCATCATTAACTGCCTACAACGAGGCACAAACTAATTACGATAACCGCATACAAACGGTGAATCGGTACAACACTCAAATTGAGTCCTTAAACACAACGCAAAATACGCTTGTCACCCAAGTATCTGAAGATGTAGCCACCTTTGAAGGTGAAGCCGCAAAGAATGCCAATCTATTAGCTAACCAAATTGGTTCTGAAGCGGTAGAAGCAGGGAAAAAAGTAGCTATTGATGACCCTATAACCGCTGCATACCAAGCCGATTTAGGTAGAAACCCCACCAAAGAAGAGCTAGCCGCAGCTCGTGCAGATGTAGCTGCAGGAAAAACAGTATCTGAGTTAACTTCTAGCGTAGCAAATACCCCCGAAGCCAAAACTTACGATCTTGCGCGTACGGATGAAACCGAAGCTAAGGACTTTCTCAAGGCCCAACTAGGGCGCGAGCCAACCGCAGCCGAACTGGCAGATTTAAAGGGGTCTATAGGCAAATCTGAGTCGGAGTTTAAAACCGCTGCGCAGGCTTATGATCTTGCGCGTACAGACGAGACTGAAGCTAAGAACCTCCTCAAGACCCAACTAGGGCGCGATCCAACTTCAACCGAATTGGCAGACTTGCGGGGCTATGTAGGTAAACCTGAATCGGAGTTTCAAACTGCTGCACAGGCTTATGATCTTGCGCATACTGATACCTATGAAGCTAAAGACCTTCTCAAGGCCCAGCTAGGGCGTGACCCGACTACAGCCGAACTAACAGACTTACGAAAGTATGTAAACAAGCCCGAAGCAGATTTTCAAGCTGCTGCCAAAACCTACGATCTTGCGCATACAGACGAGGCTGAAGCTAAGGACTTTCTTAAGACCCAACTAGGGCGCGATCCAACTTCAACCGAACTGGCAGATTTAAAAGGTTCTTTAGGCAAGCCTGAGTCAGAATTTCAAGCCGCTGCTAAAACCTATGATGCGGCACACACCGATGCAGCCGAGGCTAAAGAATTTCTCACAGCCCAACTAGGACACGCACCCTCTATTGCCGATCTGCTAGCTACGCAGAAGTACATAAACAAACCAGAGTCAGAGTTTCAAACCGCTGCAAAGACCTATGATGAGAGGTATACGGATAGAGACGAAGCTGCAACTATGTGGAAATCGGTATATGGGACAGACCCAACCAACGCCCAGCTCGCGAGTTACTTAGGTAAACCCGAGTCAGAAGTTCAAACTAGTTTTACCGACAACCACAACAAAATAGTTGCTACTGCTGCAGGCTTCCCGGACTATGCTACTTATACAAAATACGAAGGAAAGCGTGATAACTACCAACTTGATCTTGACATTGCCGCTGCAGTAAATAGGTTATCTGGTGGGGCTAAACAAGAGTACGTAGATTCGTTAGCTGAAGGGCAAACCCCAAGTCAAGCGCTGGCGGACGCTCAAGCGTGGAAACCTTCAGTTACCGGTATGGGGGGCGGAGAACAAACTGCAGGGCTTGATACGGGCACTAAAACTGACGCTGGCACTGAACTTCCTGTGGGGGTATTCCAAAAAGCGGATGGGACTTATCGAGATACGTTTGGTAATTGGGTAGATAGACGGGGGCAGCCGTTATATAAAACAGACGGCACTCTTGCGCAACCTTTCCCCTTTAGAGTAACTGTTAGGCCCGATACAGAAGAGGATGCAGAAGAGGGCACGGCAGATGCAAACACAGACACGGGTACTGCCACAGACGTAGGCACGCAAACCGGTACCACCACAGACACGGGCACTACCACAGACACGGATATGGGTGTAGGTACGGGTGTAGGTACGGGTACTACTAATGTTGGCACGCAGACCGGCACAGCCACAGACATAGGTACACAAGTTGGTACGCAGACGGGCATTGGGACTAGTACGGGTGTAGGTACGGGTACTACTAATGTTGGCACGCAGACCGGCACAGCCACAGACATAGGTACACAAGTTGGTACGCAGACGGGCATTGGGACTAGTACGGGCATAGGCACTGGTACTACTAGTATTGGTACGCAGACGGGCATTGGGACTAGTACGGGCATAGGCACTGGCACTACTAGTATTGGTACGCAGACGGGCATAGGCACTGGTACTACTAGTATTGGTACGCAGACGGGCATAGGCACTGGTACGGGCATTGGGACTAGTACGGGCATAGGCACTGGTACGGGCATTGGGACT